GCTGGGCCAACTGGCTGGCCCGGTTCGAGTTCGACGAGGACGACCTGGCGGATGAGCACGAGGACACGTTCGAGTCAGGCTGGAACAACTCTCGGGTGCTGGACCTCGTGGCCACCGACGAGCATGTCGACGCCTTCGAGACTGGTTGGAGTACATCTCACGAGAACAACATGACCGATAGCGCTACAGCGAGCTTCACAGGTGTGGTCGCCTACGAGAGCTGCGACACCTGGACGACGCTGATGCAGTGAGGATCGCATGGCCGAAGTAGACTGGCTGGCATTGAGCGGCAACCTCGACGCCGAGGAGGTATCGTGGGGCAAGACCACGGCGACGGAGTACGGGATCATCGATGGCACCGCCGCCGTCGGGTTCCACTCCCTGAAGCCCTCCGTCGGGTTCTCCGGGTTCGTACTGAACGTGGCGACGTTCAACCCGATCGCCAACCACAAGGGCGCGCGGATCATCGCACTGGTCAAGAAGCATGCGCCGATGACCGGTGGCGCCCCGGTCCTGTTTCTGTCCGGGGGCATGGACGCGAGAGCCTCCGAGGGTTACAGGCTCGGGCTTTCCGAGGAGTGGCCCTACAAGATCATTCTGGCCAAAGGTCCGCTATCCGATGGGCTCAGTGAGGAGAGCGACTTCCTCGCGGTGTCCAACGCGGCCTACGATGTCGCGGACTGGTTCCGGTTGAGTCTGGAGGTCTGCGTCAACACCCAGAACGATCTGGTCATCACGGCGCTGGCTTACAAGGGCGGGCTCAGCACCCCGCAGCCGATCCCCGGGATTGACTCCTACGTCGACGACAGTCTGGGCCGCAATTCGGGAACGCAGCCCCTTTTCGGTGACTTCTACGTCGGGTTCGGGCACTATAACAGCGGGCAGGCCGGACGCGTTTCACTCTTCGATCACATCGAGGTGATCCGCCAGCTGACCCCATAGGTAAAGGAAGGAACGATCGATGTCGAGCACAGATTGGACCCCGCTGCTGAATCAGGCCACGGTCTCCGAGATCCTGATGAACGCCACGATGGCACCGTCGCTGGTGCCGCCGGAGGGCTACTTCACGTACGGATTCAAGTCGCTGGTGTCCCTCGCGAAGTTCCGTGGGCTCATCTGTGACGTGACCAACTTCAATCCGCTGGCAGCCTCGAAGGGCGGGTCGATCTCGGCCTACCTCCGGAAGGACACGCCCCACTCCGGCGTGTGCACCTACGCGCCGATGCTCTTCTTCATCAACGGCAACGATCTGGAGGACTCGCCGGTGCCGCAGGCCTACATCCTGGGGCTGTCCGAGGCCGCGCCCTACTACATCACGTTCAAGAAGGGCCTGCTGACCGACGGGCTGAAGACCTCCGATGCGTACGTGCACAAGGGCTCTACGGGCTACGCCTCCGCGCAGTGGATCGGGCTGCGGCTCGACTTCATCTACAACCCGCAGGGCGACCTCGTCTTCAACATCTACATCGACGAGGACTCCGCGCCGACGGCCCCCGACTGGCGGCGGCCCCCCGGGCTTCCCGCGGCCATCGTCGACGACAACCTCGGCAAGCTGTTCGGCTCTGTGCCACTGACCGGGCAGTTCTATGTCGGCTTCGGGATGTACTCCGCCGTGGGGGGATCCATCGCGGCCTTCGACTACGTGCGCGTGCAGCGTCAGCTGACGCCATAGGAGCTCTGCCGTGGTCAGCCCGTACTGGCATGCACCCGCGGTCTACCAGGGGCGGATTCAGCCGCAGCACGCGACCCCTGATCATGGGGACTACGCCTTCTGCCTCGGCTACGACGATCTCGATCCCTTGCCCACGTTCATGCTCAACATCGGTGAGACCATCGAGGTACAGCAGGACGCGGATCTGTCGGGCATGGAGATCGTCACCTTCATGTGGAAGATGCGAACGCCCGACAACATGCCGCAGTTCAGGACGATCCTCAGCGCGGGGCACTGCGTCTTCAAGACGGGCAACCTCTATGAGACGGGTGACGGGCTGAACGGCGTGCAGCTCGACACGGCGCTGTTCCTGGTCTCCGATGGAGACCAGCAACTGGTGTTCTCCGGTTCGGGCGCGCCAGCCAACAACGGAACCTTCCGCTGTGCGTCGATCTCTTCTGATCGCAAGAAGGCCCATATCGAGAACGGAAGCATCGTCGACACGGACGAGGCCGCCATCACGGTAAAGATCAACGGTGCGCGCTGGGTGGCCCGGGCCTACATCGACACGAACCTTCGAGCGGAGCTCATCGAGCCCGCAGGCCATGAGGTGCAACGGCACTTCACGCTCAACGTGTCGCAGACGGGGGGAGCAGGCATTATTCGTTTCGTGCTTGCGCTGGAAGAGGTCACCGCATGAGCACCGAGGTGAAAGTCCCGCTCGGGTCGCTGTACATCGACAACCTGGTCGGCAGCGACGTCGACGACATCATCCTCATCAACTGCATGCCGCAGAACGAGGAGCTCGCGGTCGAGTCGGCACAGGCGGTGAACCTCACCATCATCAGCACACGCGGTGCGGTGATCGACAGTGACGCCAAGGTCGAGATCCAGGAGAACGGGGTCAAGGTCACGGCCTACGACGAGTCGGCTGGCGGCTTCCAGACTGGGTTCTCCGGCACCGCAACCCGGAAGGCCTCTCCGGGTTCGGGAGTCAACGACGAGCTCTGGCTTGTCATCCAGCGGACGGCGCCCTGGCTCAGTCAGGCCACGGTCTACGTCTTCGTCACGGCCCACGCCGGCGCGGCGACGCTGAGCACCAACTACTACTTCAACACCGAGGACACGTCGATCCCGACGATCGTCGAGTGTCTGTGGCTGACCCCGCGGCGCTGCCGCGTGCGCTTCAGCGAGTCGATGAACTACGACTCCACCGACCCGCGCAGCCCGGTCTTCTTCCGGCACTTCAGCGGCGGAATCCAAGTTGCTGGGGCGTCCACGTTGTGGATCCCTGGGTTGCTGGACGAAGCCTGGGTCGGCTTGAGGCTCGACCTCACGGGCTCGGTCTACCCGGCGAACAACCGCAGCAGGGTCATCACGGCGATCGATCTGACGACAGGCAGAGTCACGCTCGACGTGTCCGATGGTGTGAGTCTTGTCAATGACGCGGGCATCGACTACGATGCGGCGGGCAACATCGCGAGGCGCCGCGCGTTGCGCTGCACGATCGGCGCACTGCGCTTCGTCGCGCGGCTGGCCGACGAGGGCACCGGGATGGAACCCGTGACCGCCGATCGTATCCAGTGCGCGTTCGAGCCGCAGATCATCTCGGCCGCCTTGCCGCTACAGGGCGACTACCCAGCAGAGTACGCACAGGCGCAGCTGGTCGTCCTCGAGCTGAACGACGACATCTCGCTCGGAAGGCTCTACACCCTGCACGCCTACAACGTCGAGGATGCCTGGGGCAACCTGGCGACCGACGCCAGCCTGGACTTCTGCTCCCCGATGTTCGGCTACCCGGACAACCGGAAGCGGCTCTGGGACTTCTGGGAGACACAGACCCAGGACGAGGACATGCTCGGCGAGCAGCAAATGCGCCGCATGACGGTCGTGCTGCAGGACCTGATCAACCAGCTGTGGCTCCGCGCTGATGGCATCGACGTGCTGCTGGATGCCTGGAGGTGCCCGGGGCATCTCCTCGACTTCCTGCTGCACACCCTGGGCAATCCATTCAGGTTCCCCATCTCGTCCGAGAAGATGAAGCGCAAGCTCGCTGAGACCCTACCCGAGAGCTTCCAGCTCGTCGGGACGGTCACGGGCATTGAGTCGATCCTGAACCTCCTGCTCGGCAGCGACCACAACTTCCAGGTTGTGGCGTTCTGGCCCGATGACATCTGGGTGCTGGGCGTGGCCCTGCTCGGCGCCGCCAACTCGCCGCACACGATCCTCGGACCGTCGAGTGCGTGGCTGCGCAACGCCTACAACATCGAGTACGAGGGCTTCCTCTGGCCCGACGAGCTCCGCATCGTCCGGGAGGTCGCGGAGTGGATGGACGACGCAACGAAGCACCTGCACGCGCTGGTTCAGGTATGATGCGACTACAGCATACGGGCGCGCCGCTCCCTCCCCTGAAGGACGCGACTGCATGCGTAGCTACAGGTCCGCTGGGGCTTTGGGGCCCAGGGGTTGCTCGGCGCGAACACCTTCCCGCAGATCGGACAGGGCGTCGTTCCCTGCTTCACCGCAGGCTTCCTCGTCTTCCACACATGGTGGCGCATGTGACACGCCTTGCAGAGCACCACGCAGTTATTGCGATCGAAGAGCAAATCCTCATCCTGCTCGGGATCGGGGTCGATCTTGTGGTGCACACAGAGGTCTGCGGTACTACC